TTTGTGCCTTTTAAATTCGTAGCTTGTACACTCGTAGCTACTAAAGTCGTAGATGTTAATGAAGTTAGTCCAGCAACAGTTGTAGCAGAGGAACCTAAACTTATAGCAGTAGAACCGACTGTTATAGATGAATTAGCTAAATTACTGTTTGCTATTGAAGTAGCGTTTGTTAAAACTGTTCCTGTTTCATTTGGGAAAGTAATAGTTCTATTTGAAGATATAGAACTTGGTGCTTTTAATGCTATATATTCGCTACCAGAATTTTCTAAAAGCCTTAATTCTTTTGAGTTATCTATTGTAAAACTGTTTTGGTCAAAAAATGCTACTTCTTCTTGGTTTGCTATTAAACCTATTACGTTTGTACTTACCTTATAAAAACCTGTACTACTATCACCAAAATTTAAAGATGGTGCGGAAGTTGAGCCAGTTGCAGCAGTTAAAACACCAGTTAAAGTTCCACCAGCTTTCGGTAATAGTCCAAGATTTGTCTGTGTTATATTTCCAATAGTTGTAAAAGTTCCTGTAAGTGAAACACCAGTACCACTAACAGCAGTGCATATTTTTAATTCATTAGTTGAAGTATTAATGTGTGGCTGAAAAGGAACAACATTTTTAACACCTGAAGGATCTCCACTTCCTGCACTTATAGTTCTTAATGCAGTAAAAACATCATTAATTTTAGTTCTTACTGCAAGTCCCGTACCATTGGCAGTATTATATGTATTACTTACATCACCATTACTATCAGTTACTGCTGTAGTGTCTACTGGTCTAGTCATTTAATTAAGCACCTTTACCATATCCTAACGCTTGAAAGGAAAATTTCACATCAATCACTGTATTAGACGCATTTTTAAATACTATATTGAAGCCTGTACCATTAACATTTTGATTTGCTGCATTTAAAAAATTATTATTTACATCTTGTTTAATAACGAAATAACCACCTTGTTCTAAATTAAATGGAGTTATGGCTATCGAAGGCAAAAAAGCATTATTAGCACCACCAATATCACTTGTTCCTGTAAAAAATCTTTTTGCAAAAACTACATCAATACCATTTGCTGAATTTGTTGAACTGATAGGTGTAGATTTTGTATTACCAGTGCCTGATTCAATGTATTTATTTTCTACCCTTGATGGAAAAGAAGCATCAAATCCTAATTCTGTAAATTTTATGTTTTCATTTGCATCAACAGATGTAAGCTCACTTTTAAACTTAAAAAATTGTCCAACAAATGAACCATTTTTTAAATTAACAAAACTTGAATAAGAAGAATCATCATTTGATGTCTGTACTTTTAAGGTGCCTTTTAATTGGTCACTACCTTCACCGTCAAAATTATCAATCGCATCTACACTAGGGTTTGAATCAAAATTATTATCAAGTTTAAATCCTTCACTTTTTATATGTCTTTTTAATCTTAAATTTTGATAAATAGCACCTAAATTTAAAGTATTAGCAAACTCATACGTTCCAGTTAAACTTATAGCTGGATTTTTTAATTTCAACGCTCCACTCTCAACCTCTAAATGTTCATTAGGTGCGGTACCGCTAATGTTGCCATTAAAGGCTGTCTGCTCCCTTTGTTGTTTTATAACAATTTCATCTTCTGTTTCTGGCAATGCAAACTCTACTTTTGCTTCGGTAGCTGATAATAAACCTCCCAAATCTTCAAATTTCATTGAATATGTACCAGGTAATGCAGGTACAATTACGTCTGTTGTATTACCGTTCTGTGAATCTAATTCAGTAGAATCACTGAATTTTGCATTACTTAATGTAGCTGTAGTATGTCTTATTAAACATTTACCACCATGAATTACATCTAATGCTATAGCTTTATCCCAACTAAGTCTTACTTGATAATTATTAATAGGTTCTAACTCTAAACCTGTAGGATTTTCGGGGGGTTCGGATAATCCAGCGAGATCAAAACTTTTTTGAAGTGCTGCAACTGATGTTTCACCTAAACCATTAACACTACGAATTATTACCTCAAGCGTTCCTGCTTCAGCTTCACTCTGCACTATTTTAAACGTTGTTTCTTGTGTTTTAACAAGCGTAAAATTATCATCATCTCTACGATATTGCAGTTCATAACCAGAAGCACCATCAACTGGTTCCCAACCAATAAATACTACTGGAACTGGAAATTCATTTATTACTTCAATTTCTTCTATAACGTCAGCATCTGATGGTGGTAACTTTTTCTCAATAAGTGTATTTGTAGCTTTTGTTGGTAATTGTGTTCCATCTTCTACTGCTGCATATTTGTTTTGATCGTGCTTTAAAGCAGTAATCGTATAAGTTTTTTTATTTGATTCTTTTATATTTATAATCCTCCAAGTTGTAACAGCAAAATCACCTGATTCAAAAATATATGGGCTATTAAGAACAGGTGCAGATGAAAAATGATCTGTACTGCCAGCAAAACTAGAAACATTAACAACAGTATTATTATTTGAATAACCATCTATTGTTCTAGTTTCTACCGTTCCATTACTAAGCAAACAGCTAATAGTTGGTGAATCAGTAAGAGCAGGTTGATTCGTGTCATTTACATTATCAATAGTTATTTGATCTATATTTGAATTACCTTGACTAGAGCCAACTGCTTTTACAAGACCTCCTCTTCTTTTTCCAACAATATTTGTGCCTTGAATTATTGAACTACCTTTAACTCTATCTGCAATACCAATAATGTTACCTATTTCAACAATAGCACCAGCAGCAATATTAGTTTCAAAAACACAAGTTTCACTAGCAGTTTGTTGTGTGTTTAAAAACCATTTTGCAACTCTTCGTGCCTGACCTCTTGATGTCGTTCCAAAAGTTCTGATTGTTTTTATACTTTCGCCATATTTATTTATTAAATCTTGATCTCTTTCTGTGTGATAATCAAGTTCTTGAGTTTCTAAATCAAAATAACTGACATTTATGGTTGTAAATCTTGTTTTTAAAGAACTGCCACTATAAATAAAAGTACCATCGACAACATTTGAATTATTAAAAATATAATCAAATTCTATTTTGCTTGGATTAGCAAAATCTTTTGGAGCGTCTTGAGATATTTTTATTGTGCCTTCTGAGTAAAAAGGCATTGCTCTCATTACAGAACAAATATCATTTATAAGTTTTAAAGCCTCAACTTGAGTTCTTATATTTACATTTAATGAAAATCTGGGTTCTGTACCACCATTTCCATCATCTACTAATTCACCACAATATTCACTTGCTTTTTGAAAAACAAATTTATCTATTGAAGATTCTGGTAATTTACAACCATACTGTTGCTGGTCAGTTCTTTCAGAATTTGTAACTAATAAGTCATATAAAATCCACGCTGGATCGCTTGTCCACTCTCTATCTGTCTTAAAAGATCCATTAAAGTCACCACTGTAAGTTATCCTTCCTGTTGCAAGATCAACTGTTGCATTATGTGGAATTTTTACTTTTTTTCCTCTTATTCTAAATATTCTTGATGGCATAGCAGGAAATTCCTCTGCACTAAAACGTAAAGAAGTATGAGCAACATGAGGATAAGTATGAGATTCTTCAACAATCGTACTAACACCTGCTAATTTCATTTGATTAAAACTTTTTCCGACAACACCCTCACTATTAGTTCTAGTTAAAGTAACTGTAATTGGGAAAAATGATCCTGATTCACCAGGTGTATTTGTGTTATATCCAGCTAAATTTTCAAGTCTTATTCCATAATCACGATTGTAAGCTGTAAGACTTTTGCCTTCTATAATTTCTGAGTCATTAGCACCAATAACTGTAATTTGACTTCCATTATTAGGGTTTACTTTTATTTGTACTTTTACTTTTGTTGCTTTTCTTTTACCCTTATTATCTATTTTAAAAAATGATGTGAAACCTACTCTAACTTTTACAATATCTACATTTACATCACTAATAGTTACAGACCTTGTTGTTACAGATCCATCTTTAGGAAAATCAACAATTTCTCCAATATCACCGTGATCTGCTTTTTGTAATTCAGTAGATGGAAATAGATGCTTTCCTGGTAATTTGGTTTGATTTGCAGTGCCCTCTCGAAATTGTAGTTTAACAGTTTCAAAATTCTTATCTGATTTTACTGGATTATTAACATCAGCATCTGACACTAAAACAGGTTGATCATTTAAAAATACATCTTTTAAAAAAGCATTTTTATAAGCTGTAGATGTTTTATCTGTAAGTCCAGCTTTACTAGCTGTTGCACTACCTTCAATTTCTCCCTCACTTAAAATATCTACAACAGTAATAAAATCTACTGATTTTAAAGCATTGCCTGGTAGTTTTGCATTTTGTTGAAAAACCAACCCACCACTAACAATCGAACCACCATTTATAATTTCGCCTTTTAACATTTAATTATCCTCATCATCATCAACTACTTGTAAAGTATCTACATTTGCACTGATAGTGTTAGTTCCTATTAACATTTCTCCATAAGTAATATTAATTGGAACACCTGATTTTGAAACATTAGCTTGCCCTGTAAAAATAAAACTAGGATCTTGCTCATCACTCCCAAAGGTAGGCGGTGTTGGTGGTGGAAACAATATATTTGAAGCTCCATCTAAAATTAAAAATCCACCTATCGCTGAAAAAGCTGCTTGAACTTTTGTACCTATAGTTAAACCTAATAGGGTTCCTCCTCCTCCAAGATAAGCGAAAGCTATACCTAAACCAATCTTAACAAGATCACCTATTTTTATTTCTCCATGAACAACAGGTATTATCTTAATATCACTTTCTGTATGTAAATCTAATAAATTTTCTGTAATTCTTATTTTACCTGCCATCACACAATATTCTTGTTCTTTAATATGATCTGCTACTCCCTCAAAATTATGTATTAAAAAACTAAAAGCCTGTGTAGGAGTTGTT